ATGACAAACCCCGACGTGGATTATACCGCCAATGGGCACGCTACGGTTTTCGCAGCCGATCCGCTGATTACACTAATGTATGCCCTACCAGCAGCATATCGCAATCGCGGCACATGGGTAATGAACGGCACCACATTGGCCACTGCTCGCAGGCTTAAGGATGGCAACGGCAATTATCTCTGGCAGCCCGCATATCAGGCTGGCCAACCAGAAACTCTTCTGGGTCGTCCGGTGGTTGAGGCCCTGGACATGCCAGACATTGCCAGCGATGCCTTTCCCATTGCTTTCGGAGATTTCACTGCAGCCTATCGGATCATTGATCGGCTCAGCATGTCCATCCTGGTCAACCCGTATTTGTTGGCAACCAAAGGCCTGACCCGCATTCATGCAACACGCCGCGTTGGTGGCCGGGTTATCCAGGCAGCCGCTATTCGCAAACTCAAAATGGCAACCAGCTAAGGAGCCAAATAATGCGTGATCTTTACAACAACATCAAAACGGTTGAGGCAATCGCCCCTATAGAACTCGGGGCCGATAACACACCCGCAGCCATTGATCGGCTTGGGTATGAAAGCATGGCCTTTGCCATTCACGTCGGGATCGGGGGCATTACCTTCACCGGCACTAACAAAGTCGAGTTCAAGCTCACCCACTCAGATGATGACGTCACCTATACCGATGTCACAATTAACGATGTGCAAGGGCTTGCAAGCGTTGAAACCGGTGGCATTGTCCAGTCCTTAATTGCTGCACACGCTGCTTCAACAGTGACCAGGTTCGGTTATACCGGCAACAAACGTTACTTAAAATTACTTGCTGATTTCAGTGGCACCCATGCCAACCCGACGCCCGTGTCGGCTTTAGCGGTATTGGGAAATGCGGCTGATTTACCAGTTGCCTAATCTGGTGCCTATCAGAGACGGTGAAGCGATACATCGAACAACGAAAAGCAACCTGCCTGGCACCACACGAGAGTGAAGTTTTTGGGTTCAAGGTTGTAAATATCGCGAACACCAGCTGAGTGTCCTCTTAGCCAAGGGTTCATGGGTGAGGAAGTCAAGGCGTACCTCACCCACCAAATAACAAGGATTTTAACATGCCAGTAAAAGCACCAAGAGTTTGCGGCCACTGCAACGGCACCCACAAATCAGGGGAACGTTGCCCAACGGTGAAGGCTATGGATCGGCAACGCAAAGCCCGACACGATACAAAACGCCCTTCGGCCCGTAAGCGTGGTTATGACGTTAATTGGGACAAGGCTAGAGCCGAATATTTACAGGTCTACAATTCGTGCCGACGCTGTGGACAGCAGGCATCAGTGGTTGACCATATCAAACCTCATAAGGGCGACAAGAAGCTCTTCTGGGATAGAACAAATTGGCAGGCATTATGCAGCCATTGTCACAACAGCGCCAAACAAGCTGAAGAGCGGCGCACAACACGAGGTAAGTAATCATGCCATTCTTCGCAACAGCAGGCAGCAAGGTCTATATTGGAGGTGTTCTGGCAGTGAAAAATGCCGACTTTGTTGTTGGAGATTTTAGCGCAATTACATGGGTTGAGATCAAGGAACTCGATACCATTGGAACATTTGGCGACACATCGGAATCAATCACGCACCAAGCAATCGGACAGATACGTGACCAGACTATCAAAGGCACACGATCGAGCGGCTCAATGGAGCTGGGTGGAGCTATTGACTATGCCGACGCCGGCCAATTGGCACTTATCGCGGCTGAAAAATCCAGAGACAATTACGCTTTTAAGATTGAGTTCAATGACGCCCCATCGGGGGCATCACCAACACCCTCAGAGCGCATGTTCGTTGGCTTGGTGATGAATACATCTGAAGCCTTGGAAGCATCCAACAATGTGATGAAGCTCAGCTCTTCAATCACGATCAATTCCAACATCGTTCGAGTAGCAGCGGCACCGGGAGCTTAATGGGGGGTGGTCATGGACTTTTACGCCTTCTTGGGGACCGGCGCGGGTAGCATTGTGCACGATTTGCCAGAATTAGGATTTTTCAGATGATTGTAACTCTTGCTGAGACAAAAGCGCAGCTAAACCAAACATTGGCCATTGACGACACAATCATCACGTCCAAGATTTCGGCTGCTCAACAGCATATTGAACAGCTGTTGGGGTTCGTAATAGAAGACACGTATGGTGGCGCGGGGCAGGACCCAATTCCCGACGCTCTGAAAGAGGCAGTCTTGCAGTTAGCTGCCTGGTGGTACGAACAACGAGAGGCCGTCAATGCCGGCACCATCGTAAGCGAAACCCCCTTCAATATTACAGATATCGTGCGAGAATACCGGAGCTTTACCTATGGATAAAGATGGAGGAATCGGCCGGCTACAACAACGACTGAACGCAATGCCCAAAGCTATCAAGGAAGCGGTGCAGCCAGCCCTTCTAAAGTCGGCGCAAGAAAACGCAGCGACAATGAAACAGCTTGTCCCGGTTGATGACGGCGACTTGAAAGATAGTATAGCAGTCACACTGGCTGGACAGACAACACCTGCCTACTCACAGCCAGGCGGGTCAATGACGGTTCCAGAAAATGCAGTGGCCATCACCGTTGGCAATTCAAAAGTTCGCTATGCCCATCTTGTGGAATACGGCACCAAGAAAGCCCCGGCTCAACCCTTCTTTTGGCCAACTGTTCGGCTTCTAAAAAAACGCACCAAGAGCCGCATTTCTCGAGCCATGGGCAAGGCGGTTCGCGATAATTGGGGAACAGGCAAATGAGTTCAGTTCTGGCACTTCAACAAGCAATCAGAGCGCGGTTGGTAACAACATCTGGCGTCACAACACTGGTGCCAGCAACAAACATTCTTGACCGAAATTCCCGTCCATCGCCAGATCCTTCGATCATTCTTGGTGAAGATCAAGCCGTGCAAGACACAGGCTTGGCTCGCGATAAGGAACGCATTTACTCAACAATTCACATCTGGAAAAAAGAACTCTCAACTGTTGGCGTCAAAGCCATTGCCGGAGAGATCAGATCTGCCATTCACAGTTCCAGATTATTATTGGAGGCCGGTTTTCACTGTGCTGATTGTTACGTTGCGGATATGCGATTTCTTCGTGATCCAGATGGCGAAACCAGTCATGGCGTTGTTTCCCTAGAAAGCATAGTGGGGGCTGAGTAATGAGGGCAGGAAAGCTGGATCGCCAGATAGTCATTCAAACCTATTCAACCGTTGGGGTTGATGCCTATGGCACACCAACGGAAGGGTGGACAGACTTAGCGACAGTTCGTGCCCAGGTGGTGCAATCCAGTACAGAGGAATTTCTCCGAGCCTATGGCGAGAATAGCGAGACGGCTATCATTTTCCGTGCTCGTTTCCTGAATGGTGTCACCACAAAACACCGCATTGAGTATGACGGAAACTATTACAATATCCGTGAGGTGATGGAAATTGGCCGGCGCAAGGGGCTTGAACTTCGAGCAGAGGTGGCCGTCTAATGCGTGGAACAAAACCCCACCTTGTGATTGATAATGATGCCGTGAGCAAAGTCACTGGCGCGCCAGCGTGGTTGTCAGCGGATGCAAAAAAAGAATGGAAACGCGTTCTGCCAATCTTGGTGCAACGCCGCATTCTCACTACAGGTGATCTTGGTTCCGTTGAGAATTATTGCATAGCTATTGGGCAGGTTCGTGAGACTGAACGCCTGTTACAAAAAAATGGCCAAATAATTCTTGTGAACGATATTCCCAAGCGTAACCCCGCCGCTGGCATTCAATCCGATGCCATGACACGTTCGCGCTTGTTGGCTGCAGAACTTGGTCTAACTCCAGTTAGTCGGTCGCGCCCTGCCATTAGAGGGGAGGATGAAAATGACGAATTCGACCCGCTCAACATATCCTGATTGGATTTATGACAATTCTGATATTCCTGACCCATTGGGGCGTGGGGAACGCGCCGTTAAATTTCTCAGGCTTCTAAAGCACCCCAAGAGTGGCAAAGCGTTTCAACTCGACCTTTGGCAGGAGCGTGTTGTCAGGCGTATTTATGGCCCACGGCACGGGGATGGAAGTCGGATCGTTCGCACGGTTGTGATGCTTCTGCCCCGTGGCAATCGAAAAACCTCTCTTGCAGCAGCGCTCGCTCTTTTGCACACCATCGGTCCAGAACGTATTCCGGGCGGAGAGGTGATCGTTGCGGCCTCTGATCGTAAGCAGGCCAGAATTGCTTATGAAGAAGCCAAGGGTCTGTGTCTGGTGCACAAGAAAATTGCACCTAAAATCAAAACTCAAGACTATCGCAACAGGCTTTCTTATCCAAAGATTGGTAGTTTCTTAGAAGCCATCAGTGCAGATGCAGGCACCCAACATGGACGCACCCCGGTTTTTGTTTTAGCAGATGAATTACACGCCCATAAAAAACGTGACCTTTGGGACGTGTTGCGCTCTGGCTTGGTCAAGACCGCCGATTCTCTTTTGGTGGTAGCAACCACGGCGGGACGCGGACAGGAAAACATTGCCTGGGATATTGTAGACGATGCAAGGAAAGTGGCGCGGGGTGAAGTTGATGATCCTGCCATCCTACCCATTTTATTTGAAGCGGATCGTGATTGTGACTGGACAGACGAAGACGTTTGGCGGCGGGTTAATCCCGGTCTTGCGCATGGCTATCCTGATTTGGCAGGGCTTCGCCAGTTGGCCAAAGAAGGCACAAGACGCATTGGTGACAGAGAAGCGTTTCGACAGTTAAGCCTGAATATCTGGCTTGATCATTCCAGCGACCCGTTTGTCGATATGGCGATTTATGACGAAGGCAACAGGGAAATTGATCTTGAAGATTTGGAAGCAACTCAAGCCCAATGCTGGCTTGGCGTGGATCTTTCCAGCAACTCGGATTTGACGGTTATCGTTGTATGCTGGCGCAACGGTGATGACGGTTATCAGGTGCATCCATGGTTCTTTTGCCCAGAAGATAATCTAAGGGGGCGAGAGGACAGGTCAGGCGTTCCCTACACCACATGGGCAGAGAATGAATTCATAATCCCTACTCCAGG